AAGACGTTATCGTGCCCTACGGCGCGTCTAACATTGAGTCAGCGGAGCGTGTTACTCATGTAATGCGTAAGACCAAGAATGAAATGATGCGACTGCAAGTTAGTGGTTTTTATGCAGGCGTAGAGCTAGGTGATCCAGAGCCGTTCCACACAGACATCGAAGAGAAAAAAGCCGAAGAAGGTGGTTACGACATCACCGACGATGATCGGTATACCGTGTACGAGATTCATGCCGAGCTTGTTATAGAAGGTATAGATGACGAAGACGGACTAGCAAAACCTTACATCGTTACAATCGAGCGTGGCACAGGAGAAGTACTTGCCATTCGTCGTAATTGGGACGAAGAAGACATGCTCACCATGAAGCGCCAGCACTTTGTACATTACGTATACGTGCCCGGATTTGGCTTCTACGGCCTTGGATTGATTCATATAGTAGGTGGGTACGCCAAAGCAGGAACGTCGATTATACGGCAATTGGTGGACGCTGGTACACTATCTAACCTTCCGGGGGGCTTAAAGTCTCGTGGATTGCGTATTAAAGGTGATGACACCCCAATCGAGCCGGGTGAGTTTAAAGACGTTGATGTGCCATCAGGTAGCATCCGCGATAACATCATGCCTCTTCCTTATAAAGAGCCTAGCCAGACTCTACTAGCGTTGCTGAATCAGATCACTACTGAAGGCCGTCGTTTAGGCGCTATCAGTGATATGAACATCTCTGACATGTCCGCAAACGCCCCAGTGGGTACTACACTAGCCCTGCTAGAACGTACTCTCAAGCCAATGGCAGCAGTACAAGCACGCGTACATTACGCTATGAAGCTAGAGTTTAAGATGCTCAAAGCTATCATGGCCGAGGAAGCTCCAGAAGAATACGATTACCAGCCTAATAGAGGCGAAGTATCAGCACGTCAGTCTGACTACGCTATGGTCGATGTAATCCCTGTAAGCGACCCTAACAGCTCTACAATGGCTCAACGAGTAGTACAGTACCAAGCCGTGTTGCAGATGTCGCAACAAGCTCCACAAATATACAACCTCCCTCAATTACATCGTCAGATGATTGAAGTGCTCGGCGTTAAGAACGCTGATAAGTTAGTCCCTACGGAAGATGACATTAGACCTGCTGATCCCGTAAGCGAGAACATGAACGCGCTAACAGGTACCCCTATAAAAGCGTTCTTAACTCAAGACCACGAAGCTCACATAACGGCTCACCAGTCGTTTATGCAAGACCCTATGATCGCACAGACCATCGGGCAGAACCCCCAAGCACAGCAGATAATGGCCGCACTCAACGCGCATATCGCTGAACACCTTGGGTTTAGATATCGCACGCAGATGGAAGAGAAGTTGGGCGTTGCACTACCCCCACCGAATGAGGAGCTACCTGAAGAGATTGAAGTTCAGTTGTCACGCCTCATATCCGAAGGTGGCAAGCAGCTAACCGACCAACATAAACAAGAAGCCGCGCAGAAACAAGCGCAGCAACAGCAGCAAGACCCCGTGTTCCAGCTACAACAGGCAGAATTACAGGTTAAGCAGCAGGATGTACAACGTAAAGCGCAGAAAGACCAAGCCGATATGCAACTCAAACAGGCTGAGTTACAGCGTAAAACGCAGAAAGACCAAGCTGATGTGGCTATAGATCAGCAACAACTCGAAATCGAAAGACAAGAGTTGGAAATAGATGCTCAGAAAGCCGGAGCTAAACTAGCTGCCGATAGAAGGACAGCTAATACTAAACTCGACCTAGACTTAATGAAAACTCAGAGCGAGGTCGAAAACAAACGTAACAAGGAATAATCATGGCTAAAACCGTCTTTGACGTGCTTAAAAAGAAAATCGAGGATGATATGTCCTCTGCAACAGAATTTCTAGGTAATGGGGGAGCTAAAGACTTCTCTCAATACAAAGAAGTAACAGGAATGCTACGAGGTCTCACTTCCTGTCTGAATCATGTAAATGACCTCTCGCGTAACTATATGGACGATGATAATGACTGATCTAACGATAGTACCTAAAGAAGCTGAAAGTGACGAAGAGCTTGACCTTCAAATACCCACCCCCGTGGGATACCGTGTCTTAGTAGCCATGCCGGAAGTAGAAGATACCTATGGCGAAAGTGGCATCATTAAGTCCAGTAAAGAAATGCACAATGACTACATTATGTCTACTATCGGGGTTGTACTCGATATGGGAGCACAAGCGTATTCTGATAAAGAGCGTTTTACTACTGGCCCTTGGTGTAAGACAGGGGACTATGTGATGTTCCGTGCCAATACTGGTACGCGTTTTAAAGTAGGTGGTGTTGAGTATCGTTTAATGAACGATGATTCAATTGAAGCAGTAGTAAACGATCCTCGTGGCGTTACACGAGTGTGAGGAGTATATAATGGGATTTGAAAAAGTAGAGTACACCTTTCCTGACGAACAAGAGGATAAAGGTATAGAGGTAGAAAGTTCTAGTGCCCTAAAAATAGGAGAAGTTGCGTCAGAAGAAGTTGCGTCAGAAGAAATTGAGGTTGAGGTTGAGGTTGTTGATGATACGCCGAAAGCTGATAGGGGCCGCAAAGCATCTAAGCCCCCAGAAGACCTTACTGACGACGAGTTAGAAGATTACTCGGACAAAGTACGCAAGCGCATCCAACACTTCAGTAAAGGTTACCATGACGAAAGACGTGCTAAAGAAGCATCACAGCGGGAACGTCAAGAAATGGAAGCGTTTGCCAAGACACTTGTTGATGAGAATAACAAGCTAAAAGGTAGCGTAGAAAAGAATCAAGCAGCCTTACTAGAACAAGCTAAAAAGAATTCAGCGATAGAAGTATTAGCTGCAAAGCGGGCATACAAACGAGCGTATGAAGCTGGAGACGCAGATAAACTGCTAGATGCACAAGATAAACTAACGAACGCTAAGATAAAGGCAGATAAACTAGGAGATTTTGAGCCAGAGACTTTACAACAAGCGGAGATTCCTGTACAAATACCCCAAGAGGCTCCGATTCAGCCAGATACCAAAGCGTCCGATTGGGCAAGTGAAAATTCTTGGTTCGGTTCTGATGATGAGATGACAGCTTATGCTATGGGTGTACACAGTAAGCTGGTTAAGCAAGGTGTGGACACCACTAGTGATGATTACTACGAGACTATTAATGCTCGTATGCGAAATACCTTCCCTGAAGAATTTGGGGAAACTGAAGAGTTAGAGGAAAGACCAAGTAAGCGACAGTCTAATGTGGTTGCACCCGCTACGCGGAGCACAGCACCCCGAAAGGTGCGATTAACGCAGACACAGGTGGCTATAGCTAAAAAACTTGGGGTACCCCTAGACTTATACGCCAAAAAGGTTGCAGAAGAGATGAGGAAAGTATGATGGCAGAGAACAGAATTAAACGTGAAGAAGTTACCCGTGAAAAAACGGCCCGCAAATCGGCTTGGACTAGGCCAGAAGTATTACCTTCTCCTAATCCCGAGTCGGGCTACGCATTTCGCTGGATTCGTGTAAGCACGCAAGGTAACGTCGATGCCACTAATGTATCCTCAAAACTACGCGAAGGTTGGGAGCCAGTAAAAGCGACAGATCACCCAGAGATTACTCTTGTATCTATTGAGAACGAAAAGTTCAAAGACAACTTGATAATCGGTGGTTTAATGCTATGTAAGGCTCCTGTCGAAATGGTTGAAGAGCGTAACACTTACTATAATGATCAGAGTAAGGCGCAAATGCAATCAGTTGACAACGGCCTGATGCGAGAAAACGACCCCCGAATGCCGTTGTTTAACGACCGCAGATCGACTGTTACCTTTGGTAATGGGTCATAACTTAACTCTATTTATAGGTGAAATAAATGGCAACTACAGCCTCTCCATACGGGTTTGTTCCCGTACGTAAAGCTGACGGTACACCTTATTCTGGTGCCCGTGACGCTTTTCTTATTACCCCCGCTGGCGTAGCCCAGAACATCGGCTACGGTTCTCTTGTTGAACTAAGCGCGGGATACGTCCAACTTGCTTCTGGCACTGGTGCAGATGCAACTACTAACAACCTTGGCGGCAACGGTATCGGTGCTCTGGGTGTGTTCGTTGGTTGTGAATACATCAACGCTGAAGGTCAGTTGATCTTCGCTCAGTACTACCCAACAGGCACTGCTAACGCTACTGCTTATGTAGTAACTGATCCGGGCGTAACTTTCCAAGTACAAGCTGATGGCGCTATTGCTCAGACTGCTCTTGGCCACAATGCTCCCCTAACTGGTGCGCAGAATGCTACTACTTCTGTAAACACTACCACTGGTAAGTCTAACATTGCTCTGGATGCTACTACTGCCACCGCAACTAAGGCATTCAAAGTAATTGGTTTTGTAACTAAAGCTGGTTCTGCCATTGGCGACGCTAAGACTGATGTCTTGGTTAAATTTAACCTTCCGTACCATCAAATGGGTACAGGCATCGTAGGAGAATAACTAGATGGCTATTTCAAGAAGTCAATTACTTAAAGAGCTACTCCCCGGTCTAAACGCACTATTTGGTTTGGAATACGCGAAGTATGGTGAAGAGCATAAAGAGATTTTCGAGACTGAAACCTCTGATCGTTCTTTTGAAGAAGAAACTAAACTGTCTGGTTTTGGCTCTGCCCCAACTAAGGCGGAAGGTTCTGCAATTGAGTATGATAACGCGCAGGAAGCATTTACTGCTCGCTACACTCATGAGACCGTTGCAATGGGTTTCTCAATCACTGAAGAAGCGATTGAAGATAACTTGTATGACTCTCTGTCATCTCGTTATACCAAAGCACTGGCTCGCGCTATGGCGTACACCAAGCAAGTTAAAGGCGCAGACATCCTGAACAACGCTTTTGCTGGCACTACCTACGGTGATGGGCAGGTTCTATGCTCTACTTCTCACCCTCTGGTTAGCGGTGGTGTTAACTCTAACCGTCCTACGGTTGCGGCTGACCTTAACGAAACTTCTTTGGAAGCAGCTATCATTCAGATCGCTGGCTATACCGATGAGCGTGGTCTTTTGATCGCGGCCAAGCCTAAGAAGCTAGTTATCCCACCTTCCTTACAGTTTGTTGCAACTCGTTTGCTTGAGACTGAAGGTCGTGTAGGAACTGCCGACAACGACATCAACGCCATTATGACCAACGGCGCTGTACCACAAGGCTACTCAGTAAATCATTACCTGACCGACACTGATGGTTGGTTCCTGATGACTGACGTACCTAACGGCCTGAAGCACTTCGTTCGTAGCCCAATGGCTACTTCTATGGACGCGGACTTCGATACTGGCAACAGCCGTTACAAGGCTCGTGAGCGTTATTCGTTTGGCGTTTCTGATCCATTGGGTGTCTACGGATCACCCGGCGCTTCATAGCGTAGTAACATGCTGTACTAAGGGGGCTTCGGCCCCCTTTTTTATGTTTGACTTAAACATACACACTGTGATATGTTCTCATATATCGGGAAACAATCCGGTGAATCTGACAGACCCGACTGACGACATGTAGACAGATTTGCCTTAACTCACATGTGAGAACTTTATAATGGCTAAAACCACTTTTTCAGGCCCAGTCCGTTCGGATAATGGCTTTCAAATCCCCGTTGTAGCTACTGCTGACCTCCCAGCTTTTGGTGATGTTGCTGTAGGTACTACTTATATGGTCAGCGATAACGGCGCAGGTGACGACGAATACTGCATTGTTATTAACACTGGCGCTGCTTGGGTCACTGCTATTGGCGCAGCTCTTAGTTAATAGGAGACTTATATGTCTAGTTCTGATATTTCCGCAAAACGCGTAACCGCTGATGGCTCCCTAGCCGTTGGCCCTGCGCGTATACGCCAAGTTCAAGTTTTAACTAGTAACGTTGGGGCGGGTAGATTAACCCTAACTAATGGCGACGGTGGCCCTACGCTACTCGATCTTGATTTTATAGCTGATGACTCTCATTCCGTTAACATCCCTGATTTTGGGGTACGTTTTCAGGATGATGTATGGATTGAGACTAAAACCAATATCACCGCCATGACCGTGTTTTACAGCTAACGTGCGTAATTACTACGCTAAAGGGGGTAAAGTTGATAAGAAGAGTATGTCTTGCAACTCCCCCAAACGCACGCCTTCTCACCCCAAGAAATCTCACGTAGTTAAAGCGTGTGAGAATGGTAAAGAGAAGGTAATCCGTTATGGAGAGCAAGGTGCGTCAACAGCAGGTAAGCCTAAGTCTGGCGAATCCGCAAAAATGAAAGCCAAGCGCAAATCTTTTAAATCTAGGCATGGTAAGAACATTGCTAAGGGTAAATCCTCCGCAGCTTACTGGGCCGACAAATCAAAATGGTAGGTGTATAGAAATGGCGTTACCAATATTAGCAGCAATAGCCCGAATGGGTATCACCAAAGCAGTTAAAAAATTTGGCAAAAAAGCCGTAGAGAAAGCGCGAGATGTCGAGAAAAAAACATCGGGCGCAGTGGGCAAAACACCAAGGGGCGCAAAAAACCGCGCAAAAAATGACCCAAGGGGTAATAAACCTACTGCTAGTGCAGTCCGTAGCGGACGTAAACGATTTGGCGCAGGTGTCGCAACTGCGGCTACCGCAGTTGGCGTACCTAAAGTAGGAGGCGCACTTAGTGATTCAATAGCGTCTGACTACAAGAAGCCCGCTACCCCTGCTAAGAAATCAACTGGCAACTTTACAGCGCAGCCTAAAGCAGTTGAAGGTAAAGGTACTGACTTAGGTAAGCTGCGGCGTGACAGTGCTAAGATGGATGCTAACCAGAAAGTAACCGCCTCTGGTAATGAGCAGAAAACTGCGTCAGCCAAGAGTGCAACTAGCGTTACTAGACCTCCTAAGCAAGTTAAGGCACCGCAAGACGTGCCTAAGAAGGATACTTGGGAAGATTATAAGAGTCTAAGAGAAGCTCGCGCTGCGGGTGAGGATTACTATAGCAAGAACGGCAGGAAGATGGCCGCTGTACTCGCTTCAGACCTAGGAGAGGGGCAGTCTCTAACCGATTACATGAACAGCAAAAAACGCGGCGAAGTACAGAAACCTGCTAAGAAAATGATGAGCGGTGAAATGACTAAAAAGTACCGTGACGGCGGTTCGGTTCGCGGTGTTGGCAAAGCAACCAAAGGCATACGTGCCTGCAAAATGAGATAGGTAGGTAACATGATGAACAGAAGTTCTATGTCAAAACAAATGATGAGTGCTGGCGGAAAGCTAAACATGGTCAAGGGAAAAGACGGTAAGATGGTTCCCGACTATGCGGCTGACGGCAAGGGCAAGATGAAAGCTGGTGGAATGGCCAAGGCGTACGAAGTAGGTGGGGAAGTTATGAAAGACGCCGCGATGGATATGCCTGCGAAGCCCCCACGCCGTGCTATCGAAGCCCCTATGTCTGACGAACAGGCTAAAGAGGCTATAGCTGCATTAAAAATGGATAAGAAGTCGAAGGCTGATAAAAAGTCAAAGAATAAACCCGCTAAGAAAATGATGGCCGGTGGTATGACTAATAAGCCAAAGGCTAAAGTTCGTGGCTACGGTATGGCTCGTGGCGGCAAAGTTTGTAAGATGCGCTAATGCGTAATTATTACCGCAAAGAGACTAGCGCGTGTGGGTACAAGGAAGGCGGTACTGTAAAAGACGCGTGCTATAAGAAGGTAAAGAAGCAATATAAAGTGTTCCCGTCCGCATACGCCTCGGGAGCCATTGCTAAATGCCGGAAGAAAAAGGCTGGTAAGTAATGCGTAAGAAGATACGCAAGACAGAGAAAGGTGCTTCGTTAAAGCGTTGGTTCAAAGAGGACTGGAAAGACGTTAGCACTGGTAAGGCTTGTGGTCGAAAGAAGGGAGACGGGCGGGGCACTCCATATTGCCGTCCCAGCAAACGGGTATCTGAGAAGACTCCTAAGACCTCTGGCGAGATGTCTAGCGCCGAGAAGAAAAAGAAGGTAGCTGAAAAGAAAAGGTTAGGACAACCAGCAGGAAAGCCTAAACGAGTATCAGCTACTAAGCGGAGTAAAAAATAATGGGTATGGGCGTTAAGCACTACTTAAAAGACGGTAAAGAGCATAAGGGTGGGCTACACAAACACCCCGATGGGACTCTTATGACTGGAAAAAGTATGTCTAAAACCTCTAAAAAATTGTTCCACTACGGCAAGCTCTCTAGCAAAGCCAAAGTCAAAGCTAAATCAGGATGGGGTAAATAATGGCTACATCAGGAACTACCGCATTCGACATGGACTTCACGGAGATCGCTGAAGAAGCGTTTGAACGTGCTGGTCGTGAAATGCGTTCTGGTTATGATCTTCGCACTGCGAGACGCTCCATGAACCTGCTTACTATTGAGTGGCAGAACCGTGGCATTAACATGTGGACTATAGATAGCGGCACTATAAATCTAGTCAAAGGGCAGACCCAGTATGACTTGCCCGCAGACACTATAGACTTGCTAGAACAACAGATACGCACGGGCAGCGGTAACGCAGCAACACAGTCTGATCTCACCCTAAGTCGTATTAGTGTGAGTACTTACGCGTCTATCCCTAACAAGTTAACACAAAGTAGACCTATACAGATGTATATTGAGCGTTTACGCGACGCTCCTAAAGTTAATTTATGGCCTATACCTGACAACGACGATTATGTTTTGTACTACTGGCGTATGCGCCGTATACAAGACGCGGGTAGTGGTATACAGACTTCGGACATGAATTTTAGATTTTTTCCTTGTCTGGTAGCGGGATTAGCTTATTATATAGCTATGAAACTGCCTGAGATGGTTGACCGAGTGCCTTTATTAAAAGCTGTGTATGACGAGCAGTTTGAAATGGCCGCAGGAGAAGATAGGGAGAAGACCTCGGCTAGGTTTGTACCCCGCATAGGGTACGTATAACTATGGGCGCTCAATTTGCTTCTAGTAAAAAAGCCATTGCTTATTGCGATGTATGTGGATTTCAGTACAAACTAAGAGAGTTGAAGAACCTCGTAGTTAAGAATAGAGACACTAACATAAAAGCGTGTCCTGAGTGTTGGAACGAAGATCAGCCACAGAACAGATTAGGGGAATTTCCAGTACACGATCCCCAAGCATTACGTGATCCACGCCCTGATACTAGTTTAGGTGAGTCAGGAGATCACAGCAGTAGAGATACCCAGTGGGGTTGGAACCCAGTAGGCGGAGGATTTGATCCCTATAATTTAACTCCCAACGCGCTAACAATAGCTGGTAATATAGGGCAAGTTACAGTAATAACTTAATAGGAACGAGATAATGAAAGAGATAAAAGTAATTAAAGCCAGAGGCGTACAGCCATGCCCCGGTGCGCCCAAGACAGATATGAAAGGCGTTAAGACTTCCGGCATCAAAGTGCGCGGCACTGGCGCGGCGATTAAAGGTACTATGGCTCGCGGCCCAATGGCGTAAACTATGAATTACACAGAACTGAAAGCTAATATCCAAGACATTTGTGAGAACACATTCACAGATGACCAGCTTGCTATGTTTACGCAACAGGCAGAGCAAAAGATATATAACTCAGTTCAGATACCCGCGCTACGTAAGAATGTTACAGGTACGCTATCTAACGGTAATCAATATTTAGGTATGCCCTCCGACTTTTTATGGTCGTATTCTTTGGCGGTTATAGACGGTAGCGGTAACTATACGTTCCTTCTGAACAAAGACGTTAATTTCCTACGCGAAGCCTACCCTAATAACACAAGCACTGGGTTACCAAAACACTACGCGTACTTTGATGACGACTCGTTCATGCTTGGGCCTACTCCCGATGCGGCGTATAGTATGGAGCTTCACTACGGGTATTACCCTCAGACTATAGTTACCGCAGGTACTACGTGGCTGGGAGATGAATTTGACTCCGCACTGTTAAACGGTGCGTTAGTAGAAGCAATACGATTTATGAAAGGCGAACCAGATATTGTATCTAATTACGAGAAAATGTTTGGGTTGTCTATAGGGTTACTAAAGAATCTTGGTGACGGTAAGTTACGTGAAGATACATATCGTTCTGGACAATTCAGAACACCAGTTAGTTGAGGAACTAAAAAATGGCAATAACACAAGCAATGTGTACTTCTTTTAAAATCGCTCTGTTAGACGGAGAGATGGATTTTAGTAGTAACACGTCCCAAACTTTTAAGATCGCGCTGTATACGTCGAGTGCAACTTTAGGCGCTGCTACCACCGCGTACGCTGTTACTAATGAAGTGTCGGGTACCAACTACGTTGCGGGAGGAAATACACTTACTATTTCCGCTAACCCTGCGGCGACGGGTACTACAGCGTTCTTAGACTTTGCAGATACTACGTGGGCAAATGCCACTATCACTGCTCGCGGCGCTCTTATTTACCAAGTGGGCGGTACAAACCCTGCGGTTGCAGTGCTGGATTTCGGTGCGGACAAAACGTCTACCGCTGGTGACTTTACTGTGCAGTTCCCTGCTGGCGACGCTACAAACGCTATTATACGTATCGCTACGTAGGGCACTTAGATGCCGTCTTCTGTTGAATACGCAGGTTGGGGTAGCGGTGCTTGGGGGCAAACTCCTTGGGGCACCGACCTAACCATTGTATCCGTTGACGGCGTAGAAGCAGTCGGGGTAGTTGGTACTTTAACAGTAGTAGCAGAAGCAAACGCCCCTGTAACTGGGGTAGAAGCAGTAGGTGTAGTTGGTACTGTAGCAGTAGACGCTGAAGCAAACGTCCCTGTAACTGGGGTAGAAGCAGTAGGTGTAGTTGGTACCGTAGCAGTAGACGCTGAAGCAAACGTCCCTGTAACTGGGGTAGAAGCAGTAGGTGTAGTTGGTACCGTAGCAGTAGACGCTGAAGCAAGCGCCCCTGTAACTGGGGTAGAAGCAGTAGGTGTAGTCGGTACCGTAGCAGTAGACGCTGAAGCAAACGTCCCTATAACTGGGGTAGAGGCAGTAGGTGTAGTCGGTACCGTAGCAGTAGACGCTGAAGCAAACGTCCCTATAACTGGGGTAGAGGCAGTAGGTGTAGTTGGTACTATTGCTATAGCGTTAGGGGTAACCATACCCGTTACTGGGTTAGTAGCCTACGCTCAACTAGGCACGGTAGTAGCCGCCGCTGATGCAGATGTACCCGTAAGTGGACTATCCGCTGTAGGTAAAGTGGGGCAAGTAAACGTATGGGGAGAAGTAGATGACAACCAAGACCCGAACTGGCAGAATATAGACGATAGTCAGGGCGCTGGGTGGAATCCTATAACAGACACACAAGTCCCGAGCTGGCAGGATGCAAGTAGCACTCAAGATGGTAGCTGGGACTCTATAACCGATACACAAGACCCGAATTGGGAAAATATAGCCGCATGAGGTTGAACAGATGACAACGCAATATACTCCGATCCTAAAACTCGCACTCCCAGTGCAGGGCGAACTTAGTGGTACATGGGGAGATGTAGTAAACGATAACATAACCTCCATGATCGAGCAGGCTATTGCCGGACGCTCAGTCGTAGACACTTGGGCTGCTAACTCCCACGTTCTGACTACCGCCAATGGTACTGCCGCTGAATCTCGTGCAGCCATGTTGTCTTTGACCGACACAGGTACGGCATTAACCGGAGCAGGTAGCGTAGTCTGTCCGGCTCTAAGCAAAACGTACATCGTTAAGAACGGCACGGCTCAAGTAATTACCGTCAAGACAGCCTCTGGCTCTGGTATTGCAGTCCCCGTAGGCAAAACAATGCTTGTGTACTGCGACGGTACCAACGTACTAGAAGGCGTAGATCATGTAGTCACGCTCTCTGCGGGCACTCTTACTATCACCGGTCTTACTACTTTCGCCTCCCTTAAAGGTGCTGACGCAACAACAGTTACAGGCATTCTTGACGAAGATAACATGGCGTCGGATAGCGCTACTAAACTTGTTACCCAGCAGTCTGTAAAGGCGTATGTTGACGCTCAAGTTGGTACAACAGACACTCTAGCTGAAATACTTGCTATTGGTAACACCACCGGATCAAACGACATTGATGTAGACGCTGCTCAAAAAGTTCAATTCCGTGACGCATCTATATACATTAACTCTAGTATTGACGGCCAGCTTGATATTGTTGCAGACACTGAGATTCAGATAGCCACTGCAACCGTAGACCTTAACGGTAACTTAGATGTTTCTGGCACAGCCCTTGTTACTGGAACCTTAGACGTTGTGGGTGCGGCTACCTTCACTACTGAAATCACAGCCAACGGCGGCATAGCACTAGGCGACAACGACAAGGCTACCTTTGGTGCTGGTGATGATCTACAGATTTATCATGATGGGTCTAACTCTATTATTAAGGATGGTGGTGCTGGAGACCTTCAGATAAGAGCCGCAAACTTTAAGCTCAATAATGCAGAATATACCACAACAATGCTAGAGGCATACGTTGGAGGCGCTGTTAGCCTTTGGTATGACAACTCATCAAAACTAGCCACCACCACCACAGGCATAGACGTTACTGGCACAGCCACGATGGATGGTTTGACTGTTAGCGGCTCACAAAACTCAAAGGTTGCGTATTTTGATGATTCCTCTGAGGGAGGGTATCGTCAGCTTCAGTTCACGTCTTCAAACAATGGTCAATACTGGGATATAAACTCACAAGGTACTTCTGGCGGTTTAGGCGGGGTTCTTTCTCTCAGTACTAGAAGCATAGAACGCTTCCGCATAGCCTCAGACGGCTCACTCAGCACCCCAACATTAGGAATCTCTAACGTCCGCTTTGGCGTAAACGCAGGTAACTCCATTGTCTCCGGTGGTAATTATAATACTGTCGTGGGTGATGAGGCAGGTACTGCTATTACTACCGCTTCTTGGAATTTGGCAGTAGGTTACAATTCTTTAGCACTTAGCACCACTGGCGCGCAGAATGTAGCATTAGGTGCATATTCTTTAGACGCCAATACAACTGCTTCTTTTAACACAGCGGTGGGGGTGCACTCTCTTGGAGCTAATACAACAGGTGGTAGTAATGTTGCTGTTGGTAAAGGAGCTTTAGAGTCAAACACCACAGCTTCTAACAACACCGCTGTAGGCTATAGCTCTTTAGGTGCTAATACTACAGGAGCTAACAACGTAGCTGTAGGGCGTGAAACCTTACTTTCAAACACTACTGGTGCTTTAAACACCGCTGTAGGTAGTACAGCCTTAGATGCTAACACCACAGGAGGCTCTAACACTGCCATTGGTCAGGCGGCTTTGGGAGCAAACACAACAGCAAGCAACAACACGGCTGTTGGCTATAGCTCTTTAGGTGCTAACACAGATGGCCATTCTAACGTAGCCCTTGGTGCTAGTGCGTTATTGGCAAACACCACGGGCGACCAAAATACCGCCGCGGGCTTTGAATCTCTTAAAACGGCTACTACCGCAGGAAACAACACCGCCTTTGGGTATAAGGCTTTACGACTAAACACTTCAGGCAATTCCAACACAGCGGTTGGGGTAGTGGCTTTAACCGCCAACACCACAGCGGTAGATAATACAGCAGTGGGCTATGGGGCTTTAACGGCCAACACCACCGGCGACCGGAATACCGCAGTCGGTAGAAATTCTCTTGCGAGTAATGTAGACGGCGATAGGTCTGTGGCCGTGGGTTATGATGCTCTTTCTACTCAAGACCCTGCATCTAATGTCGATATGTATAACGTAGGGGTGGGTTACGGAGCAGGAGCCGCAGTAACCACAGGCGTTCAAAACACCCTCATTGGTGGTCTAGCGGGTGATGCTCTTACTACGGGTGTAGGTAATGTTGTGATAGGCGCTTATGCAGACACAACTGCGGCAGACTCAAACTATGCAAATGTCGTGGGCTACAATGTTACTGGCGCAGGAGGCTATACTACTCTTGGACAAGCGGGTTCTGACATAAGAGCCGCACACGGTACAGCAACTTGGGCTACAGTATCCGACGAACGATACAAGAAAGACATTGAGGACTGTACAACAGGTTTGAGCTTTATCAACGCTCTACAGCCTCGTACTTGGAACTACAAGACTCTTGGTGAACTGCCAGAAACCTTTAACGCCTATGAAGCTGATTCAACTGAAGTATTTAAGAACACTCAAACTAACCACGGTTTTATAGCTCAAGAAGTTAAGAGTGCTATTGACGCGGAGAGTGGCTTAAAGGATGGGTTTAGACTTTGGGATGACAGAGAAGACGGCTCTCAGGAAGTAGCAGAAGCAGCACTAATACCAATACTTGTTAAAGCTATACAAGAACTCACCGCAAGACTTGAAACCCTAGAAGGATAAATAAAATGGAAGACAGAACAACCGACCAACTAGCACAAGACTACTCAGCAATGGGTGATAGCGTAAGCCTTATAACATCTATTATCGCCGGAGACTCTATGGCAGAAGATGATGCAGCAGACCGCCAAGGCTGTGTAGATCGCAACACGCAGCACCTAGAGCTTATGGTAGCTAAAGAGGACTGGGGCAGCGAAGACATGGCCGCAGTAAACGGAGCTATTTTAGCGGGCAAAGGATACAACGCATCACTAGAAGCAGGAGAATAATCATGGCAGTAACTTGGACAATCGCAACACTAGAACGCAACTCATCTGATGACGGTGTAGTTGTAGCACATTGGCGCGCTAGCGATAGCGAAACAGTAGGCGAAGTAGAACACTCAGGCAGCTCTTATGGCACTTGTGGCTTTACGCCTGACAGCACTGCTAGCGGCTACACAGCCTATGCAGACATCACAGAAGCTCAGGCTGTTGAGTGGGTCAAAGCATCTATGGGCGACGAGGCTGTTGAAGCTCTTGAGTCTAGCATTGCTGCTCAGATCGAAGAGTCTAAAGCACCAGCAACTACCGCTGGCGTACCTTGGTAATGGGTATGCTATTAGACCTTTATGTACTTGCAACAAGCCTAGTATCAATCGCTAGTGTCATTTGCAACTACACAGAAACTCCAAAGGACGATGAGATTGTTGCAAAAGCCTATAAGGTTTTGGAGCAGTTCGCTTTCCTAAACAACAAAGCTAAACAGTAACTTAACAGGAGATATAACATGGGCGAGAAAAAAACAACTCCCATATCGATAAACGATAAAGAATACACGTTTGAAGACATGACTGAGCAGCAGCAGGTGATGGTAAATCACTGTAATGACTTAGACAGAAAGATTAAGTCCACTCAGTTTAACCTTGACCAATTGTCAGTGGGCAAAGACGCATTTATTAATATGCTAGTCGCTGACCTTGAGAAAGTGGAAGAAACTGAAGAGTAACTATGTTACTAGCCTTTGCGTTGATCGTTACAGTAAACGGTGAGGTTGACGCAAAGGCAACAAGTTACTGGCGCAGTTTAGAAAGATGTAGGTGGTTCGCAGAAGAGCTTACCGCACAAGGCATAAGAAGACGTTACCACACGCCAGTAATGGCTTATTGCATCCCAAAATATGTAAACCCTAATAAGGTTCCAGTACACGATTAAAGGCTCCATAATGGCAACTGTAAAAGAAGCGTTACTTAAACTTGAAGCCCACGAAAGAGAATGTACTGTGCGCTATACCAACATAGAAAGACGCTTAGATTCAGGTAGCGAAAGGTTTAAAAGGTCTGAACTTATGCTATGGGGTATGTACCCACTAATAATTGGGTTGTTTATTGTAGAGAGGTTATAGATGGCGATTTTATCAAGTCTTATCGGCCCAGTTACAGGTCTTCTTGACAAATTCATAGAAGATAAAGATCAGCGCAATGCTTTGGCGCATGAAATTGCAACAATGTCACAGAAATACGCGCAAGAAAGTGTCATGGGGCAGTTAGGTGTCAACAAGGTTGAAGCGGCTCACAAGTCCTTATTCGTAGCCGGATGGCGTCCATTCGTGGGGTGGGTAGCTGGAGTTGGCCTAGCCTATAACGTAATTATTGCTCAAATACTTGGTATCTGGTTTACCGTGCCAGAAGTTGACCCTTCATTATTAACCCCCGTGCTTATGGGCATGTTGGGTATGGGCGCAATGAGGTCTTACGAGAAGGCCAAAGGCGTGCAAAGAGAGAAATAATGCTAGCCGAAATAGCGGCAGCTAATGCTGCATTTCAAGTCATTAAAGGAGCCTTGTCCAACGGCAAAGAGCTTTATGATGTTTCGGCTAAAGCCACGGAATATTTTGACAATAAGTCAGCCATTGTTAAGAAAGCTCAGAAGGGTGGAGGCAAAGAAGAACTCCAGTGCTTTATGGAGCTTGAAAAGATCAAAGAGCAAGAAGAATGGCTCAAAGAGTACATGATCTACGCAGGAAGAGCAGATATGTACAAAGACTGGCTACAATTTCAGTCTAAGTGCAAAAGAAATAGAGAAAGAGCAGAGCGTATACGCAAAAATAAAATAGCAAGTAACATAGCACTTTTTTGGGCTGTATTGCTTTGGGGTACAGGAGGATTAGTTATACTGCCTTTGAGCTTATACATAGCGTTTAAAATATTTGGAGTCATATAGAAATGAAGTACTTTAAAATAGGAGAGTTTGATTGCCAAGAAACTGGCGAAAACGCTATGGACACTGGGTTCCTTAAAGTACTAGAGCATTTGCGTGAGGTCTGTGACTTCCCGTTTATAATTAATAGCGGGTACAGGTCACCTAACCATAGTATAGAAGCTGCAAAGGTTGCGGCAGGTAAAAAATTAGGAACTCATGCACAAGGCATAGCCGCTGATATTAAAGTATCTGGAGGCGCACAACGCCTAGCTATAGTAAAACATGCGTCAGCTATGGGAATGTCCGTGGGGGTTGCAAAAACCTTCGTACACGTTGACACTCGTAAGACTGAGCCAATGTGTTGGTGCTACTAGGAAATAATCATGCCACTTAAAAAACTAATACTAAAGCCCGGAATTAACCGCGAGAACACTCGATACACTAGTGAAGGTGGTTGGTACGACTGCGATAAGATACGATTTCGCCAAGGTACGCCGGAAAAGATTGGTGGGTGGCAGCGTATATCAGCTACTACATTCCTAGGTGTATGCCGCTCTTTATGGAACTGGGTTACCCTAGGTAGTCAGAACCTGATCGGCGTAGGCACTAATCTGAAGTTCTATATCGAGAACGGTGGTGCTTACAACGACATCACACCCTTACGTGCTACTGTAACCCTGACTAGCCCGTTTGAGACTACTAGTGGTTCGCCTATAGTAGAGGTTACTGACGCTAGCGGCGGGTACTCTGACGGTGATTTTGTTACCTTTAGTGGTGCAAGTGCTGTAGGTGGCCTCACTCTAAACGCCGAGTATCAGCTAACTGAAACTACTACTGCTAACGTGTATACGGTTGATGCGGGCACTAACGCAAGTTCAAGTGCTACAGGGGGTGGTACGGTAACGGCTGCATATCAGATAAATGTTGGCCCCGCGTTTGTTGTTCCCCTAGTAGGTTGGGGCGCAAGTAGCTGGGGTTCTGGTACGTGGGGCATTGGTACTACCTCTACCGACTCTATACGCCTGTGGAGCCAAGCTAACTTTGGTGAAGACCTTATCTTCGGGCCGCGTAATGGCTCTATATACCTCTGGGATGCCACAAACGGGCTAACCACTAGGGCAGTAGCTCTTACAGGCACGGAAGTACCAACGTCACAAAAACTCATTCTAGTGTCTGACATTAACAGGTTTGTGTTTTGCTTTGGCGCAAATGAGATTTTCTCCTCTACTGTCAACCCCATGCTAGTTCGTTGGTCAGACCAAGAAGATGCTACTAACTGGTCACCTGCGGCAACTAACCAAGCGGGCGACCTTATACTATCTAACGGCACACAGATCGTTGCTGCTAAACAAGCACGTCAAGAAGTACTAGTGTGGACTGACTCTGCCCTATACGCGTTACAGTACGTTGGTGCCCCCGCTGTGTGGACTGCACAGTTAGTCGGTGAGAACATCTCTATCGCTGCACAAAACGCTGTGGCCTACGCTAACGGCGTGGCTTACTGGATGGGTAAGGACAAGTTCTACATGTACGATGGCCGTACTCAACCCCTACAGTGCGACTTACGCAAGTTTATATTCAACGATTTTAATACAGAGCAGTACGAGCAGGTGTTCGCAGGGACTAACGAGTCGTACCACGAGATTTGGTGGTGGTATTGTTCTACAGACTCTAACGTGTCAGACCGTTACGTAGTTTATAACTACCTAGAGCAAGTATGGTACTACGGTACTATGAGTCGTACGGCATGGCTTGATTCGGGGTTAAGAAACTACCCACTAGCTGCTACGTACAGTAACAACTTGGTTAACCACGAGCAGGGTGTTGACGACAACGAAACAGCAGTCACTGCGGCTATACCTGCGTACGTATCCTCTGCACAATTTGATCTGGAAGACGGGCATCAGTTTGCCTTTATCTGGCGCATACTACCGGACATTACGTTTGATGGCTCTGAAGTAGGCTCTCCTATGGCTACCATGACGTTGTTGCCCTTGCAGAACTCCGGTTCGGGGTATAATGACCCAGCCTCTGTAGGAGGCTCTAATAGTGGAGGGATTACGCGTACTGCTACGTTACCCGTAGAGCAGTTTACAGGGCAGATATTCACACGCGTACGTGGACGGCAGCTTGCTATAAAGGTAGAATCTAGCGAGATTGGAGTTACTTGGCAGTTGGGTAGCCCGCGTATAGATATGCGAGCAGACGGGAGACGGTAATGGCTGTAGACAATACTAGGTACAATGTACCTTTTCGTGCGCCAGCTCTGCCTTACCCCCCGCAGGTATACGACCAACAGTCGTTTGAAGAGTTTAACAAAGTACTACGTATCTACTTTAACCAGTTAGATAACGCACTGAGAAACGCTATGGCAGTTCAAGAACCCTACGAGTTGCAAGTATCTAAAGGCCAGATTGCAGGTGCTACTTCGTTCTATAAGTTCGGATTTAACCCTGACATAGATGGCACTGAAGAGACTATATGGGGTACGGGAGGTAATTACCCTTACCTTACATCCGCCTCCACGGTGTATATAAGTAGTTCTAGCACTGCCGATTCTAACGGGGGTACGGGCGCTAATACGGTAACTGTAGAAGGTGTAGATGGTAGTTACAACGCTAAGAGCGTAACTGTGAACATGAACGGCCAGACTCAGGTGCAGGTAGGCGATGCTAGCTCGTGGTTACGTGTTAACAGGATATTCGTAGTTACCTCTGGTAGTGGGGGCACTGCTGCGGGAGACATATACGTAGCTAACAGTGGAGTAAGTTCTGGAGTACCCACAGGCGTTACGTATGCGAGCGTTACACAGGGAGACAACCAGTCGCAGATGGCGGTATATACTGTCCCTGCTGGACACACTTTGTACCTAGATGACGTTAGCTTTACCGCTGCATTGGGCATAGCGTCTAAGAATGTTACAGTTAAATTTGTACTACGTAACTTTGGCACTGACACGTTTAGGACTGGAATTATAGAGACTGTGCAGAGTAACAGCCTGTTAGTCCCTTTTAACTACCCGTTTGCTATACTAGAAAAAACAGATGTTGAGTGCCGTGCATTTTCGGACACTACCAACGTAGAAGTCAGCGCATCCTTCCAAGGCGTGTTAATAGCTAATTAAAGGGCATCTATGAAGACTTACGACAGCAAGAAGAAAAAACTTCCTAGGTACGAAGTACTCATGCGTTTCGCTGAAAACGTAGGTACGGGAGACATCCCTATAAAAGCCGCTATGGTATCCGTAGCGCAAGAATTAGCCATGCCTAACGCTAGTGTTGTGCAATTTGGTAACACAGTATTCGGTGGGCACAGCCGTAAGGGTGGCACTAAGATGATGGGCAGAGTGTTTAACGTGGACACCGCTGAAAACTTTGTCGCTAACATGTTGCAATATGTAGAGTACCTACAAGAAAAAGGTATAACGCATTATGTCGTGCAATTTGATAAATCTTATGGTGAGAAGTTAATGCCCGTACTAAAAGAGCTAAAAGATTTAATTACTCCTGCTGGCGGCAATATCCATGTAGGTATTACCGAAGACGATAAGTACGCGGTGTTCGTGCTAATACCTGAGATGGAGTCTTAGTATGAGTTTTGTAGTAGATGCCATTAAAGACATAGGAAGTTGGATCGACGATGAAATTTGGGAACCCATAAAAGACGTAGGTTCTTGGTTAGACGACGAAATATTTCAGCCTGTTATTAAGACGGTAGAAGATCAGATACAGGCGATCATTGACGACCCTGTAAAAGCCGTACTTAAAGCTGTAGCCGTAGCTACAGGGCAAGCTGCGTGGGCTTTACCTTTAATTGAGGGCGCAGATGCTATAGATGAAGGCGGTAATATTGGCGATGCTTTGAAGGCTGCTGCTGTATCGTATGTGTCTATGCAAGCTGGCGACGTAGCAGGAGAATTTGCAGCGGGAGTTGGGGAGTCAGTAGGTAGCGTAATATCCAATGAAGCTGTAAGTGCGTTTGTAACCGAAGCAGTTACCGCAGGTACTAGAGAAGCTATCGGAGCAGTTATAACGGGACAAGACCCTTTGGACGCATTTTTGTCGGGGGGTGTGAGTGTCGGAGTTGGTAGAGTCCTTGGAGAGATTAATGACCGTACAGGCGGGGCACTAGACAAACTAGAAGAGTTAGGTGAGTTTAGAGAAGACGATCCTAACACTCCTATAGTCTATGACGACGACGGCAAAGTAATATCTGGAGACGAATCCCAGTCCGTAGGTAGTATAGTTAGAGATTTAGTGCAGCAGGGTGTTACTGATCAGCTAGCTACTGGAGAGATTAACGAAAGACGTATGGCGGGCATAATCTCGTCTGCGGTTGTTACCACGAAAGTAGTGTCAGACCTCGTAGGGGACTATGTAGGCGACGATAACGCTCTGTTTAATACCAAGATGCTGACTGTATCCGTACAAAATGCCCTGAATGTCGCTATGACTGAAGGAGACGTGTCAGAAGCATTTATGGTTAGTCTGGCCAGACAGATTGGTTATGCGAGCGTAAAGGCTTTAAACGAGGGTACATTCCAACAAGAGTTTGGAGACGCGTGGGACAGAGTAACGGGTAAGTTTGCAACCTTAAACGATCAAGGGCTATTGGTAGAAGGAGCCGTAGATGCGCATACTGCCGTTGTAGATGAGATAAACGACATTGCCCAACAGATTAAAGAAGGGTCTGAAGAACTGCTTCGCTTAAAAGGTATACCGCAAAAAATCCTACAAGGTTCTGATGGCCCTATGCGTATGTCTAGGATAGAAAGAACTAGGTTAGAACTCGCACAGGATAATGTACTTATCTACGAAGCGAAGTTTCAGGAATTAGTGACTAACGAGCTTGCCCCTAGATTAGAGGTGTTAAACCCTTTATATGACAGCACTGCTGCGGATTACCAAACAGCCGTAGATAATTACACTGAGACTTATGCTACGTTAGAGGAGTCTACTCAAGAACTTAACGGGGCTTTAGCGCCTGCGTTTGCCGGTATTAATCAAGCCACAGTTGAAAACATAAGCCCTGATTTTGACGCTGAGTTCTACGCCGAGCAGAACGGTATAACTAAAGAAGAGGCGTACGACCACTATTTAACCGAAGGATTGTTTAGCAACCTACCTTCTAACCAGACTACTCTTACGGCACAGAACTCTGCGGCGGTAAATGGCGTAATAAATGCTGCCGCAAAAACAATAGGGTTAGATGCCTCTCAGTTAACTGATGCCCAAAGAAAAACTATAAGCGAAAAACTTACTACTATGGCTGGGTCGGGAAGCATATCAGACATACCCGAACAGAACGCTGTACAAGGCTTACTAAGCTCTATTAACAACCCCGATGGTACGGGCGAAGAGTTCTTTAAAGCTACACAAAATAATGACGGTAGCTGGGACTACGAGTATTCTTCTACTTCTAGTACGTTTGGTAAAGCTGAAGGAGTAACCAACGCAGATATACGCGACGGTAAGGCAGAACTAGTAATAGACCCTGACACAGGACAACGCGTTTGGACGAATGTACCTACGGAATCTCACTGGAATGAACATTTAGGAGACATAGTTCAGACAGACTCAGAGACAGGCGAGCAGTTCTATATGGATGCTGATGGCAACCGTATGAACGTAATGGACGTACCTGATGTAGACATAGATGCAGTAAACGCAGCTAACCCTAACGCGGGGATTGGGTCTGGAAACGACACCCTGCAAGATTTAGCAGAAAACGACCCTCAAGCCTTTACTGACGTAGTAAACGATAACAACCTTTCAAACCCAGACACAGGGGCTACCCCCGCACCTGACTGGTTATTACAGGCACTGGCAGACGGAGCTACCTACCTACAAGGTGATGAAGACACCGCGCCTGCTAGCGAAGCTGTTCAGAATGCGTACGCTAACGGTATACGAGCAACCGCAGGGATAATCGAATCGTTTAATGGCTTTGCTACCGCGTTTGGTTCTGACCCTGCGGGTACCGCAGCGGGTAAGTTTGCTGCTGATATGGCTAAGATTGGAGAAGGCGCTAACACCGCAGGATACAAAGAAGCCGTTGGCGGTATGCGGGAGTTCCAAGCGGGGCTAGAGCGTAAAGACGACCCTAATACTCCTATAGTCTACGACGAAAACGGTGAGTATGTATCTGGAGACGAGAGTAAGAAGAGTCTTTGGGAAGGTGCGCAGGGTATATTTAAAACCGCAGCTAACCACCCCGCAGCATTCTTTGGAGAATACGTATCCGTAGAGTTCATGCAGGAAGCAGCGCCGTTATTAGTGGGCGGTCTAGCTACTCTAGCAGGCCGAGCTACGGCAAAAGTCTTAGGTGCTGGACTTACAAAGGAACTATCGCAAGAAGCCGCACAAGCAATAGGTAGAAAAGCAGGTCTTACCGCTGCCGCAGCCACTGATGTAGCAGAAGCATGGGGAGGCACCGCAGGTGGTGCGTACGAGCAAGGCCACGCTACCTTTATGAAGATGGCGGGTAAAGAAGCAGACATATTAGAATTATCTGGCCCTGCTAGAGATGCTTTCTTAGCTGCGCAAGATATAAAAGCACGGGAGTATGCCCTAAATTTAGCTATTAATTCCGGTAACGTAGCAGGAGTCATGGCTATAGGTTCTCTTGCCGTAGGTGGCATGGCACTTGAGAAGTTGTTTATAAACGGAAAGCCTCCTGTAGAGTTTAAAGGGCTGTACAACGAAATATCAAGGCGGTTGTCAGAAGGCGCTACAATAACTGTTAAAGAAGGCGTAACAGAAGCCTTTGAAGAAGGCGCGGCTACCGGATACACGTCAGGAAGGCTATCGCTAATAGACCCTGATATTGATGTAATGGGGGATGTTGGAGCCGCCGCTGCGTTAGGAGGGATAGTAGGAGGTACTATATCTGGAGGCATATACAGCATAGCGTCTACAGGTGACTTTGTATCCGACCTAGTAATAAGTAATAACCCTGATGCGTTAGAGCTTCTAAACAACTCCGAAAACTACAGCCAAGAAGAATTACAGACCAAGCTAAACAATTTCTTGGGCGACCCACAAGTTGCCACCGATGCAATGAACTTCTTGTACGACGAAGTTTACACAAGCACTGCCGAAGCTGTTGATGCACTAGAATCGCTAGGGCTACCTTACACACCTGAAGACGTTACCAATACCACAGGATCAACCCCCGATGCCGACTTAGATGATGAGTTAGCTTCGTACTGGGCAATGGCCTATGGCAATGATAACGACAGTGACGGGGATGGCATACCTAACAACCAAGACCCTAACCCTAGCAGCCCGTATACCGATGCTGAAACGCCCCCCTCTGCTGACCCTGTTGATCCTCAAATAGAAGCAGATAGATTAGCCGCTGAAGCCGAAGCAGATAGGTTAGCCGCTGAAGCACAAGCAGAAGCAGATAGGTTAGCCGCTTTAGCCGCTGAAGCCGCCACACAAGCAGAAGCAGATAGATTAGCCGCTGAAGCAGCCGCAGCCCAAGCCGAAGCAGATAGGTTAGCCGCCGAAGCTGAAGCCGCAGCTCAAGCCGAAGCAGAAAGACTCGCTAAAATAGAAGCAGATAGATTAGCCGCTGAAGAAGAAGCAGATAGATTGGCCGCTGAAGAAGAAGCAGCTCAAATAGAAGCAGATAGGTTAGCTGCGGAGGAAGAGGCAGGAGGTAGGTGGGTAGACTTGGGGCCATACGGCGGTCGTGTATGGATAAGCAACGATGGCACTATTACTTCCGGGCCTCCTTCTGATGTTGATCCTCAAATAGAAATAGATAGGTTAGCTCAAGAAGAAGCAGATAGGTTAGCTCAAGAAGAAGAAGCAGCCGCAGCGCAAGCCGAAGCAGATAAGTTAGCTCAAGAAGAAGCAGATAGGTTAGCTCAAGAAGAAGCAGATAGATTAGCTGCTGAAGAAGAAGCAGATAGATTGGCCGCTGAAGAAGAAGCCACTAGATTGGCTGCTGAAGAAGCCGATAGATTAGCTGCTGAAGAAGAAGCTGCACGGTTGGCTGAAGAAGCTAGATTAGCCCAAGAAGAAGCAGATAGATTAGCTGAAGAAGCTAGATTAGCGGATATAGCTGATAGAGAAGCCGCGCAAGAAGCCGCTAGATTAGCCGCAGCAGAAGCTGCACGGTTGGCGGAAGAATCTGCTGTAGCTAGAGATGCCATAGCAACGGGTGAAAGAGATGCTATTGCTGGTAGGGTAGGTACCCGTGCAGTAGAAGATGACCCTAATACAGAAGAGGATGAATCTGCTGATGCTACAGGTATATACAAAGAGATAGAAGACCTATTAGCTCAAGGTGATAGCATAGAAGAAGCTATTGCTAAAGTCGCAGGTGATTTGGGTGAAACTGAAGAAGCTATACTAACTGCTTTA